TAACATGCGGTCACGCAAATAATTTAGGAGAAACAAAATGGCAATCGGAATTGATCGTAGCGCAGGCTACAACTATGCAGGTTTAACTGGCGTACTAAACGGTATTCAATATACCGAAGTTGGCCAGAGTGTGGTATTTTATGTTGTCGCTGCAGGTGTGAACCTTTCGTCTGAAGATGATGCAGCCAACGAAGCATTTGAAGCAATCATTCAAGTGTTTCCACCAGTACTAGCTTACTACGCACACCCAACATCGGGCGCTATCAGCTTGTGCTGCGATGGTGTCAATGCGCCAGACGCAAGCGTATTACAAACAGCCATCCAAGCAATTGGTACTAGAAAAGGGTCAGTTAACCTAGGCAGCGCCACAGTAACTAACGGTACAAGTTTTGTAGTTAGCTAATCTAATATAAATTAGTACAAACAAAGGCAGACTTGTTCTGCCTTTTTTGTTGACTATAAATATCTATATGTACTTTTATACCGGCATCACATTAGTTGATATTACTGCAACCGGAGTTATTCGACACACCACTGCTGACGAAATTCCAAGGAACCAGCAGCGCAATTGGGAAACAGTTTTACAGTGTATAGGAATCAAAGCTCAACCTCAGTTAGTTGAAGGGCCATACTGTAAAACAGTCGTAATTGACGAAACAACCGTTTTTCCTGAAATGTACCATGGAGAACAGCGATGTTGGATTTTTAGTTTTGGTGTTGACCACGAGGACGTTTTTCAAGTTGATGATGATCCTGTTGCTGGACTGGATCAAGCCTTTACAAAAGTGCCTGTTATATGCGGATTAGAAGAAACTGCCAGATTTATGCTTCCAATCTTTTACCCATATGGTGCCATAAAAAACATATGTTTTATGAAAGGTCGTATCAACTTAAATACTGTCTAACCCACTGGCATCATTAAGGCATTTTTTCATGGCACACAATCTAGACAACAACACAGAACCCTCTAACTTTTACGAAAGAGTGATATGGCAGAAAGCGAAAGAACCAGCCTCGGAGCGCACGTGGATTTATGTGCTGAAAGATACCGAAGCTTGGAAGATAAATTAGATAAACTAGAACATCGTATGACCGCGATGGAAGAACATATCATCATCATACGAACAAAAATATCAGAATCAGCTGTTGAGGTTACCAATAAAAGTAGCGGACAATTGATTACCGTTGGCACCGCATTTGGCGTAGCAATGTTAACTGGCTTGATAATGGTATTTGTACAACTTATTTTAAAATAATAATGAAGATTGTAGAACTAGTAAATAAAATTAGAATACCAATTACCAACGAAGAAGCAGATGTTTTGGGGCAATTTGACGAAAAAAAGCAAATTGCCAAAGAAGATATGTCACACAGACAGTCTTTGATAGCTAACCAATTGGTAAACAAAGATGTTTTATTTAGAAAAAACGAAAATGGGAAAATCTACTACAGGAAAAAAAGCTGATTTCATAAAGGTACAAAATGCATTTGTAGATTTTAGTACATCATATCTTAACAACTGGACCAAACAAGAGCTTAAAAAATACCGTAACGAACCCGTGGTCATTCCAATCAATGATCATGGGTTTTTTGTTGGGGAGTTTCGTATCACCGGAGTACATTCTGCTTGCTGGACTGTAGAAAAAATTGATGGACGCCACATACACGATTTTACATCAAAAGCTTCAGCTATCATTTACTGTGTTAGCGAAGTACGGCAAAAATACGAATCAGCACAAACACTATTAGATTTAGATACAAAGCTCGGACGTTTAGATTTGAATATTGTACAGTATGAATATACACTATCAAAAACCCAAGATTTAGTTAAATCAGCTGCGGTATTAAATAGATGCATAGATGCTAAATTACAACGTAAGGCTGTATTAAACATTTTGAAAAAAACTTTAATTTCGGCTAAATACTTAAACTTTGGGAAATTACCACTATGAGATTAACTGAAATGGGCGTTAAGCCAACTAGCAAAAAAATTAATAAAGTTATGGAAAGTCGCTTCGGAGTCACGATTGATTACGACAAACTGAATTTTCCAAAAGCATTCGTTTTGGCTCGTGAACTAACTGAAAGTTTAGATCAAATCAAACGTAGCCATGGCATTCATGTAGCAGAAACAAATTCCAAATACATGCAGCTTTTGATGGTGCGTGAAGGCCTACATCGTTGGATGGTAGAAAACAAGCAACAGCTGATCATGGAAAGCGAAATGGGCAAGAGTCAAGCTATCCTTGCTGCTAAGGATATGGTTGACAGTATTCAGGACATGCTAGAAGAAGTTAGCAAAATGCAAAACGAGCAAATGCCAGCACTGCTGGACACTATCCGCGATCAAATTGGCATGGAACAAGCTGATGCATTCAAAGCAGCAGTAGAACCATTGTTAGCAAATATGTCACAGCAACTGAGTTCAGCAAGAGGTACAGCTGATAATGCGGCTAGATCTTTAGCCGGTGAGCAGGTAGCACAACCAATGGGCATGGGTCCAGCAGCTGGTGCACCAGGAATGGCACCACCAGGAATGTCAGCACCGGATGGTACAGAAAGTGATCTTGACACAGACGAGTTTGCTGCAACAGATGCAGCAGCAGGACCAAATGTTGTTGGTAGAGAAAAACGGTAATGCGTATTCGTGACATTATAGTAGAGAATTTTGACAAGTACATTGACGAAGTTCTCGAAGATGAAGCTGACGGGCGTGGTGATGCTAATTTGCTTACCACGCTAGAGTTCTTACGTAATAGAGCACACGATACTCACATTCAACCAAGAATCCGAGTTGACAGTTTAATTAACTTGGTACAAGGTACCGGTGAACAACAGTTCAATTTAGAAAACCTATTAGCAGCCTACAAAAATAATCCTGATGTAAAAAATTTAATCAAAGAGATAAAAGATGATGCATCGGGTGTCAAATATGCTTATCTAGAACCTTTTGCCGATGATGTAGAATTTGCACAAGATTCCGAAGGCCCAGAAGGATTTAAAACTGCTCCTGAGCGTACTGTGGATTCGATGGCTAAGTCAGCTCTTGCAAAACGTAGTTAATTAATTTATAATAATCCAAAGGAGACTTAAATGGCTTATTCAGGTCAAGTTCTGGACCACTATGAGAACCCCCGTAATGTAGGTAAAATGGACAAAGACGATTCTCGTGTGGGCACAGGATTAGTGGGCGCACCTGCTTGTGGAGATGTACTACAACTTCAAATTCAAGTAGAAAACAATGTTATTACAGATGCCAAATTCAAGACCTATGGTTGCGGTTCAGCAATTGCAAGTTCGTCGCTGGTAACAGAATTACTTAAAGGCAAAACTCTTGACCAAGCCGGTACAATTAAAAATACCCAGATTGCTGAAGAGCTTGCACTTCCTCCTGTCAAGATACATTGCTCTATATTAGCCGAAGATGCAATCAAGGCTGCACTGGCAGATTACAAAAAGAAAAATAATGTTTAAAATTTTATTCTATCATGCTAACACGCTTTACTTTGAAGATCTTCAGAATAGTTTGTTTTTGTCTGTTGCAGCACTTTACTTTAAAACACATTTAGAAACTCATTCACCTGAAGCTGCATCAAATCTTCAATGGTTAAGACCTATACAAAAACAGATAGACGACGATGAACTGGTTGATTATTGCAACAGCAACAACATAGATCTGTTATGTATATCTATGTATCTCTGGAATGCAGACTTTTTACGGGAGCAACTGTCGCGAATCAGATCAAGACTTCACTCAAAATGTAAAATTGTGGTAGGAGGTCCCAGTATTGATGTAAACATAAACTCTGCATTTTTTCAACAAAATAGTTATGCAGATTTTGCAGTATACGGTCCCGGCGAAGCTGCCTTTACAGATTTAGTTACAAATTTGGTCAATAAAAAAAATCTTATTGCATTCAACGTTTCAAATTTGGCCTGGCACGACACCGCTAAAGATAAATTAATTGTGGCCGATTACAAAAATGTTCCTCAATCACAGATCAGTCCGTTTTTGTCCAATAAAGAGTTTTTTAAAGATATGGTAGAACATGAAATCAATCACAACAAGCTCAATGTCATTTTGCCGTATGAATTAACTCGCGGTTGTCCTTATGCATGTACTTTCTGTGATTGGAATAGCGGATTATCAAACAAAGTATCCAGGAGAAAAAATACCTATAAAGAGGAAATAGATCTTTTTCAACAGTTGGGAATCAGAAATATTTACTTTTCTGATGCAAATTTTGGACAGTATGAAGAGGATATTGATCTTGTTGAGTATATGGTACATAAAAATCTTCATGAAAATGCAAAGTTTAAAACTGATGGTAATCTGAGTAAATTACGTAAAGATAATAATTTAAAAATTTATCACCTGTTTGCCAAAGGTGACTTGGTTGCCAAGGGATGGGGATTTACATTCAGTGTTCAGGACATAAATGAAAATGTTTTAAAAAATATTGAACGTCCAGATGTTGGATGGCCCATACATAAAAAAATGATACAAGAGCTTTACGAATGTCATCCTCAGTATATTTCAAAAGTTCAATTTATTGTTGGACTGCCAGGACAAACCCCAACCACGATAAAAAAATCTCTAAAAGAAATAATTTCATTGCCCAGTGTGATACTGTGTCCTTTTATAAGCGAACTTTTGCCTGCAAGTCCTGCAGGATTGAATCCTGAATATCAACAAAAGTTTCAATTTACCTACAGCACCAGTGAAAGAATCAACGATACCGGTTTTATTTTTCGTGGAAAATTCCCCCAGAGCTGTGTTTCGTTTACTCAAAAAGAGTTTGTAGAAATGGTAGTACTTGTTTCGTTTATGACAGGTATTTCTGATTTTAAAGAAAAAATCAAATATAAAGAATTAACGTCAACATTAGACATTAACATTCTACTAGATATTTTTTTAAATTCTAAACAATATCAAATTTTGACAGAGAATTTATACAACAATTGGGTAACCAACGATAAGTTTTTTTACACAATAGATTTCAATTTGAATGAAAAAAATATTCCTGCTTGCCATATGGCACAGGCTGCGTATCACTGGTCTAACTCGATTGAATTTAAAAAAATGTTAGTTAAATCAACATTACACAGCATCAACACCTCTACTCTTGTTACTAAAATTACCAAATATCAGCCTTTAGAATCTTGGTTTCCGGAGAACTTCTAATGATAACTTTAACAGAAATAGCAGCCAAAAAAGTAAAACAACATCTAGATAAACGTGGGCGAGGTGAAGGCATAATGATTGGTGTAAGAACAACAGGCTGTTCGGGTCTTGCTTACAAATTAGAATATGTTGACACTCCGCCTGCTACTAGAGATTGGATGACATACGACAGTAATGGTGTTAAAATTTATATCAACGGCAAAGATCTACCGTATATAAACGGACTAACAATGGATTACAAAAGACAAGGACTCAACGAAGGATTTGAGTTCGTCAACCCCAATGAACGTGACCGCTGCGGTTGCGGTGAAAGTTTTCGAGTTTAAATGATTATACCAAAATTTGACTATACCCCTCTAGCCAGAGAAAGCATAGAGGGCAAGCGCCATTATGCATTGCCAGACGGTAGCCGTGTTCCTAGTGTCACTACAATTCTAGATCGAACAAAACCCGCAGAAGCCAAGCAGAAATTGCAGGAATGGCGCAACAGAGTAGGGCACGAACGTGCTCAACAGATTACTACAGAAGCAGCCAATCGTGGCACCAGGATGCACACCTATCTTGAACGTTATGTAAAGAATGACGATCTAGGAGAACTGCCCACAAATCCATTTGCACAACCGTCGTGGTTTATGGCTGCACAAGTTATACTAGAAGGATTACAACATGTTGATGAATATTGGGGTTGCGAGGTTCCTGTATATTATTCTGGGCTCTACGCTGGTACTACTGACTGTATCGGGGTGTGGAAAGGACAGCCTGCAATCATGGATTTTAAACAAACGAACAAACCTAAGAAACGCGAATGGATCGACGATTATTTTTTGCAGCTCGCAGCGTATGCGGCAGCTCACAACGACACACACGGAACGAGCATTAACACGGGAGTTATTCTCATGTGTGCTAAACCAGCTGACGAAAATACCACCCCAGAATATCAGGAATTTGTGCTAGAACCTAAAGATTTTGCTTACTGGAGCGACCAGTGGATGCGTAGAGTTGAGCTCTACTATCTCTCAAGCTAAATACACAATAATTGAGGATTTAGCATGGCTGTTACACAAATTTCTAGAATTCAACATCGAAGAGGTTTAGAACAAGATTTACCACAATTGGCTTCAGCTGAACTAGGTTGGAGCGTGGATACTAGACAATTATATATTGGAAATGGTACATTAGACGAAGGTGCTCCAATTGTTGGGGTAACAAGAGTTTTAACTGAACA